TCCCTCGGTGGATACGAAATCAGATGGCCATAGCCCGACAACTGAGCCGATATGCAAGTCGGACAAGAGGACAATGATTTTAGACTTACTTTTCAGTGGTTTCATTTGCGTGTAATGTTGCTCAAATCAGACGGAATCCCCGCTTTTTGCGCGATTGTTTGCTCAATCCAAGGTGGTCAGTTGCTTCCTGACTTTATCCCATGCAGGATGGAATATGTTGTCAATGCAGCGCACGATTGCCTCTTCTTGGTAAACAGTAAGGTGACTAATTCCAGCAATGTCAAGAGAAGCGTGAAGTATTTCGTGACGGAGGGTTTCGCGTAAAGTTGACTGCCTTTCAAGTGTTCTTGATGCGAGAACGATTTCCTCATCATCAGCGTGATACTCGCCCCACGATTCTAGCTTAGGGTCTATGCGGATGGTGATGATTTTCCCTCCGATGTTTACCAATGTTGGAGGGGATGTTCTCATGCTACCTTGGATGGGAGATTGAAGCGAATACGTGAACGGATTTTGGAAAGGTTTCGTGTTTTTAGATAAACACCACCGCCCTCTCTTGATCCTGCTGAGTCAGTATTGCCCTCCACTGTGGAGATGTTGCCCATCTTGTCGGGAGAGGATACCGCGATGCCGATATGGGAAAAGGTGAAAATCACAATGTCACCAGGAACAATGTCACCAGCGGGCTTCCTCCGCAACCAAGTCGTCGAGTCTTGCGCGATAGACCAGTTCTCAAAGTCCCATGCACCAGCGGTTCTCGGACGCTTGAACGTCTTTGTCTGCTTCGTGCCGGATGATGCCAACGCCTCGCGGATTACCCAGCAGACGAAAGCCGCGCACCAAGGCCATCCTTTTTTAGGGTTCAGCCATGTCGCAGCCTTGTATTGATTTACGATTTCACCACAGTTTGTGTTGCCCACTTCACGCACCCCCACTTGTGATTTGGCGATGCGAACGATTTCAGACACAAGGTCTTTCATAGCTTTCTGAGTATTTGCCATAAGCTGAGTAGTCCCGCAACCAATCCGACAACCAAGCCACTGATACGAAGTCCGTATTCAATCTGCTCTTGCATAGACGTAAGGACTCCCAGTATTGGAGCAAATGTCCCGACTACGCTATGGAAAAGTTCTTTATTCATCTGGCTGGAAGTCATCTTGTAGTTTGCTTTTTTTGTATCCCTTCCACCCGCCAAGTCGAACGGCGCGGTAGATAGTTTTTCTCGTAAGCCAGCCAACTCCAATATCCCCCATTGCGTCAAGGAATATCTTGTCTGCGGTTGCGCGGTCAATGTGCCATGTGCTTACGTTGGAATAGAGATAGTCGTGGATTAACGCCGCCTCGAAATAGCTGCCAGTTGGAGAGAAGATAGACCAGAATATCCTTGGGATGGATGCTCCGTCAGTCAAGAATCCTGCGGGAACGGTTAGCCATCCAATGCGGGAATCGTATCGGAACGGAGCGGTAAGCATGAACGTCCGGCTTCCCCTGCGGATGCCAGCCAACGCGAACTCTGCCCTATCTGGAAACTTGTCACTCATGGCTCAGTCGGTGGGGCAATGTCGGAGGCTGGAATCTCAATGCGAGCGTCTAGCCCACCTATTGAATCAATGATTATGGCAAACTCAGGGAAATCCTGCGGAGTCTGCGGCGGGTGTCCGATAAGTGGAGTTGAGAGTGTCGCGTCATCGCACGGCACGAAGCAACTTCCTGCGTGTTCTCCGGTGTAGATTGGGTAGCTCCCAGCCAGCCAAAACACGGGCATTCCACGGCTTGTCTGCGCTTCTGCAATGGCAGCGTTGGCGGCTTCGGCTTGCTCTGGAGTGACGACGAATCCGATCATGGCAGTGTGAGTCCGGTTGCCCCCTCCCAGAGGTTCTTGAGAGCCAGACTGAAATCGGTGACTTGCGCGGAAGTTAATCCGTCACCAAAAAAGTATGCCCCCTGCCTTCCTGTTACAGTGCCACGAAGCGGAGTTCCGTTATTGTTTGCAGCACCAGCAAACCAAGGAGCGACGTTTGGTAGATTCAACAACTCTGTCGTAGTATTTTCCGCACTAGCTTGAAATCCACTGGCAGTGCTGCGGCGATAAAGTGTATGAGAGGTTGCAGAAGTCCGACTGGCAACGATTACCCCAGTGAAGTTGACTGATAGAACTGCGGTTGTTGTAGTGTTTAGAACCATCTGTGACGTGATGGTAGCCCCGTTGACAAGAAACATCCGATTTGTCGCAACAAAACAACCCACGTTGTCAGTTCCAATGTCATCCAAAGACAGAACACCGTGCATACCCTGCGTCCCATTTAACCCAACTGAATGCAAAGCAGTTGAGGTATTGAAATACCCAGTGGAATTGTCCCCCTGCACAAACCCCGCACCCTGCGTCACCGTGCCTACAAACGTCCCGCTACCCAGCTCAATCATGTCAATAGCATTCGGCGCAGCCACTCCCCAAATCGGTAGATACATACGCTTCAGCGAGGAATACCAGCCGTCGCTTTTCCCCGTCTTGTAGAAAGTATTGATTGCGTTTTTCTGCGTCCCACTAACCGTCCCACCAGCAGCGACAACTGCATCAATGTATCCTTCAGCGTCTGGGTCAAGACCACCGACGAAGCCCCCGCCAAGCATATTTCCAAGTGAGTAGTTCATTAGTAGCGCATCTGCATGTTAGCGTTTGTGAATATCCGGTTTGCAACAAGCTGTAAGGTGTGTTGCTCGTCAATGCGAATCATTTCCTCTTGAAGCAGCATATCCGCCTCTTGGTCTGCCAACGCCGCCTTCTCTTGTTGTCCTTCAGCGCGAAGGTAATCCGCATACGTTCCATGCGCCATGTATTGATACCACTCAGCAGGGATGGAGGTGGATTCACCCACCCCGTCACCGTAAGTATCGGTAAGTTGCGCCTTGTAGGTAACAAACGCCGAAGTAGGTGCGGTATTCCCAGCCACCAACTTAGCCCCATCTGCCGTTACCATAATGTCATACTCCTGAACGGAAGTGGTCACATACGGAGCTTGCACATGGATACGCAAGTAAGTGTCAATAGCACTCTTGCCCGACTCAGTGTAGGGAACTACATCGCTAGTCACAGCGCGCTCCTCACCAATTTTTAGAAAGCGAGGCCAGTAGTTAGTCGAGCGATAAGCCCTCAACGCCCTGCGGTTAATCGAAGCCTTAATCCTCCCAAGCTCAAGGTTAGCAAAGACAACCCCGCTTAGTGACTGGATCAAAGAAAGCAGTTCAGCGTAGGTTCTCGTTTGCATCAAATGTTGCCAGCTTTAAGGTGTGATTGTGATTTGAAAAAGTCACGGACAAAGGTGCGGTCATCCCAGCACTCACTTCCGTATTTGTTTGCGAGTAACAGATACTCACGTTGCGGAATAGAACCAACGGGCTTTCCCGCGATGGACTTCACTTCACGCATTTTTCTTGCTTCAGCAGCAGCTTCAATCTCCCTGCGCTTCTCCAAGCTCTCTATGAACTTGCGTCCAGAGCATAGCTCACGGACAAGGGCAGCATTGATTTCTTCGTCAACCAGCATAAAGAAAGAAAGGGGAGGGAGATTTTACCCCCCCTCCCCAGTTTGGGTTTAGGCGTTGGACGCAAGGAGTCCAAGATCAAGGATCTTAACTCCGATATACCACTCACCACCAGTCACAGTTCCGGTGAAGATAGGTTCGATAAGAACAGGCACAGCGGATGCCGTGTTGTTGATGTAATAACCAGCAGCGGTGTTGACAAGAACGTCTCCAGTGTTGAAGGCAGCTTTGGTCAAACCATCGAGGTCAAGCGCGTCGATGAAATCATCGGGGTCTGCACCAGTGACACCAACGTCAAGGGTGAGGTTAGTCGATGTTCCAGCGAAGTCCGTTACCTCAAACACGCCGCAGGCAGTCACCACGCCACCAGGAGGGACGAGGGCGATTGTGCGCTGTCCACCAGTGCCAATAGCAGTGATGTCAGCAGCGGTTAGCTTGTGGATGTCGGTGAACCCGTTGAATACTTCTTGATTAGTAACTTTCATATTTGTTTCTTAGTTTAGGTTAGTATGCGATTTTACCGTGGGCTTGAGGATGCTTACAGACAAGCGTTCCAGCAACGTCAATGAAGCCGCGCTCGCCACCACCTTGGTTCTCAAGACGAGTAGCACCCATAGGAATCAGGGTGTTGAAGCCCAGATACTTAGGATTGAGGACGTAGCCCACGTTGGTCGAACCAGTTGGCATACAGCTAGGATTGCCGTTCACGATCTTGATGATACCAAAGTCTGAGTCATACAGGTTCACCGAAAGGGTGATCTGCTTGCTCGTAGCGTCTTGGTTAACGTGGTATGTCTGGCTGCTAGCAGCAGTAGTCGAACGGGTGAAGTTGCTGATAAGCTGGCGAAGTGCAACGTTAGCAACAAGAGTCAGGCTGTTCATCTCACCGTTACGGGAAAAGATAGAACCGATGATTCCGTTGAACGTAGTTTCAGTGAGCGTAGAAGAAACAATCGAACCAGAAGGGGTGCGATAAGCAGCGGGGACTGGGTTGGTTGCTTGGGCGGTGGTTTGAATCCACTTACCAAGACCGCGCATTCCGTAAGGAGTGCCAGCACCGTTCTCAACCGTCATCTCGTTATCGGAGGCGATGGTTGCTTCGATGTCGCGCTTGATTTCACGCATGGACTTCGCTTCCGCTTGTGCCACGTTAGCTGGTCCGACACTGGTGACGGCTTGCTGGAGGTTGGACACAATGTAGTCACGGCGCATGAGTTGGATGTAGTTTCCAAGACGGGCGCGATCCGCGAACTTGTCGGAGAACGAGGTAACGTCGGAACCTTCGCTGATACCCGTGGTTGCGGGGGATGCGAGGCTGTCAACAGTCCACTCGGTGTAGGTGGCAGATGCTTTACCCTTGCCGCAGAGCGAAAGGATAGGAGTCTCTTCTGGGGCAAGGATGGAAAGCTCGTTGCTTAAATCCTCACGGTTGGAGACGGCGGAACCCTGACCGGACTTGGCGGCGGGGGCTGATGGCTGATATGTATTTGAGATAGGCATTTTCTTAGTTGGTTGAATTTACTTGTATTTAGCGATTCTAGCAGCAACCCATTCTTCCGGACTCCCACTCTTTTCAAAGCGGCTGTATGCGTCCGTCACCTTTGCCTTGGGGGATGTCGAGGACTTCGCAGCACCCGCTCCAAATGGGGACGGAGATGGACTGACTTTCAGTTTAGTCCCCACCGCAGGTTGCTTCTTGATTCTCGTTCCTCCATGGATGGAGTTGGCAGCATGAGCCAGGATGTATTCGATTTGGTAGCCAATTTCAGGAACTTGTTTGCGTAGCTTTTCGATAAGCGGGTCAGACACTAAATCCTTGAATTGTTTCCCGACGGTTGTGGACTCGTCCTTAATATCGGGAACTTCTTTTTCTGCCGCAGCGATGTATTGACCTTTTAGCTGTTCCATCTGGGCAATCTGCTGGAGATGTGCCTGTTGCGCTGGAATGTATTTGGTCAACGCCTCACGTGCGTTTCGGTTAGCTTTACGAATCTGCTGCTTGGTGAACTCGCGGTCTCCAACTAGGATTATGTCTTCAGCACGATAATCTTCGTATTCCTCCAATAGTTCATCAGTTGAATCAAGGGTTTTCTCAAGCTCCTTGTATTTCGCCTTTAGGTCATCGAATGACTGTATTTCGCGGAATGGATTTTGTTCTTGAGGGACTTCCTTGATTTCCGGTTGAGACTGAATCTTTTCCTCCAGGGCTTTCTTCTGAGCGGTTAGCTCGCCAATCCGTTGAAGGAGTCGGCTCTTCCCCTTTTTGGCTAAAGATTGAATCTGCTCCGTGGTCAACGACAGTAGATCAATTTCGCTTTCCTCTTCCTCCTCTTCGGGTTCTTCCTCTGTTTCGGTTTCCTCTTCTTCGGTGGGAATCTCTTCCTCCTCGGTTTCGGTTACTTCTTCTTCGGGTTGCTCCTCGGATTCAGGTTCTGGATTTTGTCTTGCCGTTCTCTGAGCTACAAGCTCTTCAAATGACAGGTTAGACACTGATTCGATAGCTTCAGCGGTAGCTTCTGGATTGCTCATATTGGAAACGCCATTTACGCTCGGCGGTGCGATTTGCAGCACACTAACGCAAATTTGTTGCTGTTGTCAATAGTGATGTTAAGGGGATAAAAATTCATTGAAACTTTTTCTTGCGTTGTCAGAAAAACCTGCGTAGATTTCTGCCGACGAGAGGTAGGACTCATCGTTAAAGTTTTCCACGCCGCCGCTTGATCGCATGGCTTAAAGGACTAGCACGGGTTTTCCTACCTCCTCGTGCTAGTCCTTTTCATTTAGGCTAGTTTCTCTTGGAACGAGTCAGCCATGAGAACGGGCAAAGGGGTCGCAAGACTTCATCACCATTAGGCTCGCGGCTAGCTCTGACTCCGATCTGTCATCTAGCATCCGTAACGGCAAAAATCCGAAACGGGGGGAAGAGCGTAAAACCGAATCAGGTCTCTGGAAGCAGGGGTTCTGCATGGTGAACCAAGGAACATAGGAATGCGGCAACGCAGCCCTAAGAGATCGGTTTGGCTTTATCCTCTCGGGGAGAATCTTTTTGAGCGAAGCGAACTGATTCTTCTTGATTTGACTGAGAGAAAAGGGAAACTAACCACGCAACACAAAAACATGAACGATAAATTCCAAGTAGGACACGTAGGATGGAGTCCAGATTACGACTCCAATAAACCTCGCAAGCCTGATAACCTGAAACGAACCGAAAATATGCCGAAAGAATTTAACTGCCCGAACTCCGGATACGACTGCGGATACCCTGCATGCGCTCATGCTGACCAGTGCCGAAAACGCCCGATAGCCGTTCAAACCTACACGATTAAGGAGATCGCTGACTACATCGCAGGGTGGTCGATGGCTCCTTATGATGAGGTGGAGAAGATCGGGGCTGCTACGCTCGCCAACGCTCTATCCCAACTTGAAGACGACCAAGACGGCATTGAAGCTGTCCGTCAGAGGAAAATTTATAGCGAGAACGACCAAGCTCACCTATGACTGCCCCTATACTGACACTCGAATCACCTGAACCGCTCGCGGGGCAGTCATTAGGTGCAGCGCCTTGTTCGGCGATTTGTGGCAACTGCAAACACTATGATCCGCACCGCGACTCACAAACCATGCGTGTGCATCCAAGCAAGCAAGGCCGGTGCGGTTGGCGTCCAAACATAAAATGGGCGATGTCATACCGACGCGCCGGATACGGGCGCGAGCAAGACCCGATGGTTTATCCGGTCGGAGTCTGGAAGCACACCGACGCAAAAACATGCGCGTGCTTTTCGCCGAACAGCCAAGATCACTGACGCGCAGCGTTCAGTGTATCGACCTGTTCAAACAGAAGAACCGTAGAGGATTAACCCCTACGGCTCTCTGAACACACAAACACGCCGAAAACGAAACGGCGAAGCAATAAAAGCAGAGAGTGTTGAAAAGTCAACCTTCTTTTTTCAACAAGGAAAGAAGCTCATCCAAGGTTGAAACGCTGCCTACGATCTTCATTACCTCGTTGGTATCTACACACTGGCGAAGGTCGGCAAAGAATCTCTCGCGCTCGTCTTGGATGAACTGGATAATTGCTTTGAACTCGTCACGGTCGGATAGAGCGTTAACGGCTTGCTGGATGGTTGGCTTAGGTAGCGGGGTCATTTGAGTCGTCCTTTAGGCTTGTTTTTTGCTGTGCGAGGAAACCCGCGATTCTTGCTTACGGAGGTAGAGGCGAGGTTGCTAGCGCGGTTGTCTTTCGGGTTGTTGTTCTTGTGGTGAACATCCTTGCCGTCTCCGTTGGATGCGATACCCAGCTTCACAGCCTTGGCACGTCCAGCGTTACGACCAGCCCTGCGAGCGATCTGCTTTGGCTTCCCGTGATATTCTTGATACTCTTTTTTGTAGTCTCTCATGTTATTTTTGAGATATGAACACCTAGTTTGCAGCGTCCTGCAAGTTCATGCGTTGATTCGCAGTCGATCCATTGTTAAGAGGGATTACGGATGAAGTTATTTCATTGATTTACTTCCGCGACATTTCCACTTGCGGCGGGAAAGGTTATTTGGTGAGTTGGGGTCTGACTTCCAGTCACCTTTGATCTTGGCGGAACGGGCGCAATAAGCATCCCCCTTGGCTGTGCCTGGACGAATCCGATCTCCGCCATCAGCAGCCTTGCCAGCTTGCCCGAACTTCACGGTTCTTTTGCGTCCCGTGGCGGGATTGGTGACTATTTTTGTAAATCTCTTTTCCATTATGGTTCAATCAGATATTCGCAGAAAAAAGCAAGTATGGCAGGGGGAATAATCAGCGAGTATTGTTCTGGACGAGGGGCGGTTCTGCGTAGGCAGGTCTCGCAACCTTCACGCCAGCCGGAATCCGCGCCGTCCTCAACCCATTCGCCATCACATCGGGCTACGTCACTGTTGAGCCTGTTCACTTTTTCTTAGCGGTTTTAGCTGAGTCGCGGAAGTCTTTCGCAGTAGGTGCTTTCTTGCTGCCAACCTTGTTCATCTTCTCTCCGCTTCCGGCTGCGATGCGTTTGCGTTTAGCTGCGATGTTTGAATAGAGTCCTTGTTTCATATTGTTATTGTTCCATTCCTTGAGTTGTTACCCCACCCATCTCGGCGGGTGCTGTTCCGATACGTCCAATCTCGGCGTTCTGAGCCTGTTGTAGCTGGAAGTTTGTTTTTATCCAACCCTCAACCCATTGGTCACGCATAATCATTTCCTGTGGAGATGGAGGTGTGTCATGTTTAATCAAATTTTCTGATGCCCATAAAGGACGAATATTTGTGAAATGAGAAAATACACGGACATCTTTTTCGTTTTTAGCAAGACTTATTGGGAAAAAATGGTCAATGTGCCAATCACCCCTATTCTGCCAACTCATTCCGTCAATAAATTGATCTTCTAGAAACCGCTTGCAAATATATGGGTCTGCTCCAAGCATCCGCCTAGAGGGGATGGACTTGTTTGTTCCGTTTCTTTTTTTCAACGCCGCCAATCGCATTCTTGTTAAGAATTTAATGGCGTAAATCGGATCATTTTTCATCTTGATCTTGTGGATCTCAACACGTCTTTTCTTTACTTCAACCCGACTTCCTCTTTCCTTAGCTTTTTCCTTTATATTTATTGCGTATTCTGGATTTGACCTAAGTTTTTCTTTTTGTTGATTACGTAAAGTTTTCTTTCTATTATCAAAGACTTCTCTTGAAACCCAATACTCTCCGTTTGGATATGTGGAACCTCGCTGAACAAAAATAAGGTTATTTATTGGGTTTATGTCTCCGTATTTAGGCATTATTGTTGATTCATGTCTTGAAGATTTATACCACCCATTTCAGCGGGAGCAACTCCAATTTTTCCGATTTCAGCATTCTGGGCTTGTTGTAGCTGGAACTGGTAGGCTCCTGCATACTTCTGCAAGCGAGCAGCGAAAGCCTCGTCAGACTGCGCCCTAGCCGCAACATCGGGTTGTTGAACGTATGCCTGAACCATCTGCATTGCAATCTGTGCGCCGTTCGGTTGCGCGGGGACTTCAATCCCAGCGAATATCTTAGCAAGGTCATCAGTGACGTTCTTCGCCACCTTCTGCTGCGACTCTTCAACTGGCTGCAATACATAGTCGGCAAAGATAGGATTGATGGAAGAAGCAGCAAACTCAAGCAGCTTGTTTACATCCATGATGCCGTTACGATCCAACTGAACCAACTGAACCATGTTCTTCAACTGAGTCTCGGCTGTATCTGGGTCACTAGACAAGGAATCAAACGAAACCATAATGGAGAAATCCTCATCGGGACTACCCTTAGTCATCACTTGTGGGTTAGGATTCCCCGTTACTTGGAAGAAAACCTCATCTGGTCCCATTCGCTGATACAGCTTCCAAGCCATCGTAAGAACGTCCTTAACATGGTCTAGGAACTTGCCTATGTAGTATTGCTGCCGCGCCGCCGAAAGGGGATTTTCAAGATCAAGACCAATAGCACGATCAGCTTGACTACGCATCGAAAGCTCACTTTCAACAGAGCCATTATCTTGCGGAGGAATCGGACCGAAAGCAATTTCACCCAAACGCCGATACGGGACTCTGCGACCTGGACCCCAATCAGAAGGAGGACGTCCAGCAGGATGCATAAGAGGAGGTAGAGTTGCGAGAGACGCACGATCAATGCGGCTGTCACGTTCGGTCTTAATTTGCATCTGAGGACCACGGAGAATATCTGAAAAAGTTTGAACCTCATACATTCGTTTCTGGTCGTTGGCTAGGCGGGTGACTACGAAAGGGTAATCGTCGTATCCGTTAAGTAGCTCATGCTTGGCAAAGCCTTCTGTCTGGGGATGGAACACGGTGCAGTAAATACCCTCGGAACCGTCCTCTTCGTCAATCAAACGCTGATACGCATAGACAACCATCACAAGGTCATTGTCGTCTGTGATTGGAAGGCGTGTTTGGGTCTTAACCTTCTCGCCATCGAGATACATAGAGTCTTTCCCGCGAAGGGTTTCAATGGCATTGTCCACCCATTCACGATCCCAGCCCTCGTTCGTTACCTTTTTCTCAAGCTCTTGAGCTGTGAGGAAGGTGCGCCAGAACATATACGGAGCGCGTTGCGGATCGGAAATGTAAGACGGGAACATCACTTCACCATCGGGAGCGCAAGCATAGACAACCGGACAGTCAACCGTTTGACGAGGAAGTGGGATTTCCGCCGCGCCCATCTTGCGAAGGTCTTTGATTGCTTTCTTCGCTCTTTTAGTGGAAAGGTCAGGGAAGGATTGCTGAATCAAATCAAGCAGCACCTCATCATCTTGTCCACTAAGTATCAACTCAACAAGGTCAGGGGATGCTTCTTGAATCTGCTCTAGGCTGATGCTCTGGAGGTAAGAACGCTTCTCACGATTCCAACCAACGTAGGAAACCATAATCCCCTTCTCCATCAGGTAGTTCCCACCAAGCTCCATCTGACGTTTGAAGTCGGGAATGTAGGTGGAACGCATCCATTTCAGGAAGCCAGAAACAACCGCCGCCTTGGGCATTGCCGCCATCGAAGTTGGAAACGCTTTAATGTGGGAACGCTGGAGAGCCTGGTCAAACAGCGCAACATACATATCAATGCGCTCGCCAACCACGTTCACCTCTTGGTCAGAAGCACCTTGCCACGGGAAAGCGTTCGCCCCGTTTTTGCGTAGGTCGTCTGACTTCCCATCCCAGATATTCCGTCGATCATTGTAAGACCGCAAACAGGACTCAAAGTAGTAATCCAGATCAATCAAACAGGTGTCGTAAGCATTCGTCAACGCACCAATATCCGGCTTCTTGTCTAGGTAAACAAGGGACTCATCTTCTATTTCTTGCAATGGATTCATGGTATGTATTGGTAGTAGTCCCCAAGGTCGGAATCGACAAGGATAACACTAACTTCCTTCCCAATCAAGCGTTTTGACATCTGTGCGGGGACTTTGACGTTTACTCCAAAACCGTCGATCCTGCCGCGCATCCATGTCGGGTTGTTGCAAGCTCCTAAAATCACCGCTTTTAAGGGCGTTTCCGGCAATTCTACAACAGGCTCCACAACCTTTGCGGGTCGTCCTCTTTTCTTCGGTTCTTTCTTCGCGCTCATGTTAATAGCCTCCACCTCCCTGAGTTGTAACCAAACTGACGGAATTGTCAACGTGATCTATTCCAGAAATTGCTGCGTAACGTAAAACGTCAATAACGTCCTTCCATGCCTCTTTTAATCCGCCGTCTCCGGTGTATTCTGACAACCCTTGGATGATGTTCTCGCAGTCGGAACTGATGTAGAAATGCGGGCGGTTGACAGAATCCAACGGCTTAGAAGTATCCCATGCCATTTTCCCGATCAATGCTTGCAGTCCATCGTCAATATCCAACCCAGGAGCAGGGATGCAAACCATCCCAGATTCGTTCAAATCCTCAATAATGGAGGACGAACCGTCTTGAACCTGATACTTCGCGGCTCCTAGTCTAGGGTCGATTATTCGCTCAAAAATCTCTTCATCTTCCTCTACGTTTTCAATAAGCTCAATGTAGTCACGGATACCGTAGCCTTGCCCTTTTGCGCCCTCTCCAGGCATCCACTTGCCGTTCCGCCATTCCGCCCAGTCGCCTACGTCAACTCCAGGCCATTCGCGGTAAACCCAAAATGTTCCCGTCTCGTCCACCGCAATCCAGCACATAAACCAGTTCTTTGATCCTGCGGGGTCGATGATATGATACCTTGTGATGTTGGTCTTCGGAATCTTGTCCGGCTCCACCACGTTAACCACCTTGTTGAACTTGGGAAACTTGGTGGCGTGTGACTTCATCGGCACACCGTATGCACGAATCAGAATCTCTTCCCGTGTCCTGCCTTTCAACGTCTCTTTAATGCGCTCGTATCCACCGAAAGCATTGTCCTGCGAATGGAAGTAATGCACGGACGCATTTAGCTTCTTGGACTTCTGAACATACGGGACAAGCTCGCCATTCAGCAATTCCGCTTCCCTGCTTTCAATGGTTATCGCGCCGTCCAGATATTCCTTGATAACCTCAGTCCACCCGTCAATCGGCGTGAATGTCACAAGCATCTTGGAATTGCGGGTTGCAAGTCGGAAGCGAAGAGTGTTTATCAATTCTGGTCCGAGAAGGTATTCATCCAGCCATACGCCGATATTGTGCCAGACTGGACTCCTAGAACCAAGCTCCGCACCCTCTAGGATGGTTGGGTTGTTCTGATACTGGGAATACGTCTTGAAGATAATCTGTGAACCGTTCGGGAGGATTAGCGACGAATCAGTGAATCCTGTTTTCTTCTTGTAGGAAATGTAAGCGTTTGCGCTAGTGAACTTGGTTTTTAGATACTCAGGAAGCCAAGCCCACACCGCGCTTTGTTGCTGGCGGATAGACACCTCGGATGTTTGCGCAAAGCAGAATATCTCGGAGTTGGGATTCTCCACGGCAGCACGGACAACGGAGAACGCACCCCACTGAGTTTTTCCGCTGCGATTTCCGCCTAATGCTAGGATTTCGTTTACTTCGTGAAGCTGCTCCTCCGCTTTCGTCCAGTGGGGCAGTCGGAAACCATACTCATACGGGTCTTTCTCCGCATTCTCAATCGCTTCGTGGTAGATACGATGGATAGACAACACCTCTTCCGGTGTCATCTGAATTAGCTCCTCGTCCGTTGGTGGAGTGAGGATTTGATGCGGTCTCCAAATCATACGACTTCTGCTTCAATTACCTTGCCCTTGGCGATACGTGACCTTGCTTCATTGATAAGGTTGGCAGCGTCATCTAGACTTGCCCCCTTGCGATGCTCCACCACGGTAGTCGCCATGCCGGTAAGTTGTGCCGCTTTGTCCGTAAGGATGCCAACCGTGATTGCCAGCTTCTCAGGGGAAATCTTAGCAAGGCTGTCAGGGTCGTCAAATAGCTGCGTAGCGCGTTCAAACAGCAAATCGGTGTATTCCTGCGCGGCGATGGCGTAGCGCATGGAAAACTCTTTACGCTTCGTCTCTAGGGTATCGTTGTGCCGCCACTCCAACCCACGAATTACGTCCCGCCCCATTCCCGTTTTCTTGGAAATCTCGCTTATCCTTGCGCCCTGAGATAAAAGGAACAACGCCAACGCTGCCTTGTGTGGGGCATAATGCTCGACGTTATTACGGGAGAGAGATTTGGCACGTTCACGCACTTCAAGGAACCACTCGCTTTTGTCAGGGCGGTCGTCGTAGTAGTTCTCTTTGAACTTCTCTAGTTTTTCGTCACTCATTTCGTTGCGCCTTCTGCCTGATGCTTATGTTCAATACATCAGTCTCGGTCAATATCTTTTTCTTAACAAGCCTT